ATCAAGGAAAAGAACTTGGATGCAATACGCGCGATAGCATACAGGATAGATTGCGCCGGCATGTACAATATGATTTTTGACCGGATTGGGGAACTTGAACCGGATCGGCTCAAGCAGGTAAACGCGAGGTTATGGATCGCAGAAATAAATAAAAAACATAATTTATCATTAAAACACAAATTGCATTTTACAGCTTGTTGTTTTGGGATCATGGAAGGGAAATACCAATAATGGCAAAGCCTGATATGTTCCAAGACTATAAAAATTTATTTGACAAGATGGCACCGCTGCGCGCCCCTGAAGAGTACGACGATGTTATTTTTATCATCAACAGGTATTTTGGAATGAATAACGCCCTCCTCCCAGCAGCGACATACATATCCCGGTACCTGTGGTCGGCGCGCGGCCGGTGCTACTATTTACTTTATGGGATTATCCCACCAAACGCGGGATCGTCTTTCACAAAATATGTCAAGCGTGAAAAGCTGCAAAAGTTGGATGCTATTCGTGTAGGGCACTTGCAGCGTCATTTAAGTTGCAACGGTAAGGATGCGTACATATCTATGTTGATTTTAAAGAAGCAAGGGATAGATATTGATCGAATTTTTGGCATAGATTTAAAAGATAAATAGCTGTATGTATGGAAACATATTTAATGAAAAGAAAACTAAGACTTACAAGAAGTGATTTATCTGGGCTGCTTATGCAGCTATCAGTAATCGAATTTAATGAGCTTGTAAATGTAGGCCGGTGGGGTGAACAGCTGGCACATGTGCTGGACGGCAGGATGATGAAGCTAGTTAATCTGGAAAGAGAAATCCGCAAGCGTAGTATAGATTTTATCTTAACGAAAGACAACACGGAATTAAACAAAGTCTTTAAAGGCTACGGATGGATGATAACAATAAGCTAAAAACTGAACTATGCAAAACCTGCCCTTACTATGGTCAACCCTTTGTGCCGCCGCAAAAGGCACAGGGTAGCTGTGAACTGCTGATCATCGGGGAAGCGCCGGGCGAGCAGGAAGCCCAGAAGGGTATACCCTTTTGTGGGCCATCTGGTAAGTTTATGCGCATCATGGTGGGCGACATTTTTACTACCATGGAACGTATGAGTATCTCCAATTCAGTTTTGTGCCACCCACCCGGCAACGAAACACCACAGGCAAAAGCCTTGGAACTTTGCACGCGCCAATTCTTATTTAAATTTATTGAAGACACAAACCCGCGGGCGATACTTTGCTTGGGCGCCGTGGCGGCAGCGGTATTCAAAGTAGGCAAAGTGTCCGAGGATGCGGGGATAGCTAAAAGCTGGGGCGGCAGAACCTTGATAATGGCATACCACCCGGCGTATGTCCTGCGCAACCCGGATGCGGAAGCCGACTTCCGGCGGGTGATCCGGCAGGCGTATAACATTCTTTACCCAAAGGCATTGGATAAGCAGCTTTTTTGCGTGCGGACTTTGGAAGAGTTGCATGAGGCGGCTGAAGAGATAGGAAGGTGGAAGGGACCGATTGGCAGTGATATTGAGACTACAGGGCTGGACCCACTTGCCATAGACGCGAAGATCACACGGATATCCTTTGGACAGGGCAATCGGGCTTTTTCTTTCTTTTTTACCGACGCGGACCCCGTTTTTATTCAGCAGGCGGCCGAATTTGTAAAGAAGCAATATAGGCGTACAGACGCGACATTTGTTTTTCACCACAGCACATTTGATATTAGATACCTTTTGGCGCGGGGAATTACTGTAGCACAGTTTAGCGATGCCGAGATCATGACATTTTTACTTAACGAGAACCGGCTGGTGTCTGGCTTGAAGGAACTGGCGGCGGAATTTATCGGTGATTACGAATACAGTATCAACGAAAAAGACCCGTACAAGTTTGGACTTTATTCGAGCGAGGACTCGTTCATGACGATAAACTTATACAACAGGCTGGCACGCAACATGACGGAAAAGTTATGGAACGTAATGAACAGGATAATTATACCTGTAGTGCCGGTGATTAACGAAATGATGCTTACAGGAATAAAAGTAGACGCGGGTCAGGCAAAGGCAGTATCGAAAAGGCTGCAACAAGAAAAGACGGAAGCGTATACGGATTTAATAACCAAGCATAAAGAGTTTAGGGGCATCAACTTAGCATCACCGCAACAAATGCAGAAGGTACTACTGGCAATCGGCGCACCACTGGAAAAGAAGACCAAGACGGGATTTTCAGTAGATGAGGAAGTTTTACTGCGCCTTTCCTTGGCAGGATACGAATGGGCAAAGAAGCTGATACACATGCGCAAGATCGATAAAGTGCTTTCGACTTACATTGACAAGATACCAAAGATGGTGCACGCGGACGGAAGAGTGCATACAGAATTTAATCCTTGTGGATGTGTAACCGGTCGGGCAAGCTGCCTGCCGGGGGATATATGGATAATGACGGATAGGGGCATGTGCCAGATTTTAGATATCAAAGAGGGGGATAATCTTTTAGGGCGGGGCGGATCATACAGAAAAGTTAAAAAAATTTGGGATGTAGGGAAAAAAACAAAACTTAAAATAGATTTTTCTAATGGTTGCTCTGTGTGTTCCAGCCCAGAACATTTATTTTATTCTGAGGGTAAATGGGTGGCTGCCAAACTATTGAAGAATGGGGATCGATGTAGTAGTGCTATGGATACTAATGTGGAATACAATTACAAAAATAATGAAATGTCCTTTGCTGAAGCTTTTGGATTTATGGTGGCTGAAGGATGTATAACTGGAATGAAGAATCGTCCTTATGTTTTATGTATTGCGTATAATGCCCAAACGGAAAAAGAGTATATACATGAAGTTGTGGCAGCAATAGAATCTAAGATTGGATGTACTTTTGCATATGGTAAAAAGCACAATGATGGAGTGGCTCGTGCTTGTGGTATAAAATATATTAAAAAAATTATTGAGTATGGGCTTACCGGAAAATCACACCAGCGTAGGATACCTGTATGGATAATGAAAGGTAGTATCAGCGATCGGGCTTTATTTTTACGTGGACTGTTTCAGGGTGACGGTCACATAACAAAAAATGGATTTAATCTTTGTACGTCCAGTTTAGGTCTTGCTCAAGATGTACAACTTGTGTGCGCTTCTTTGGGAATAAAATGTTCGATATTTTATCATGGCACGCCAAAATTATCCACACATCATCAAAGCTATAATGTTCGTATAACTTTGCAGCATTACTATAAATTTTTAAAAAGTGTGGGTGTGCCTATCGCAGGGGGTAAGACGCATAGGATTAGAAAGAATGCGGGCGTGTTTAAGCATTCTATGTATATTTCTATCGGTAAGTATCTTAATCTAGAAAAACTTTGTGCGTTGTTGCCTCACTACCAAACCAAGGCGAATCGGTGGGTGGAGGCAATCCACCACGCACGGCGGACTGGGGGGGAAGTGTGTTTGAGTATTGCGAATGAGTTGGTGCAATGGGCCCAAAGAAATGAATATGTTACCTTGCCAGAAGATTTTATTTTGGACTCTCAGGCTCAATGGTTTAATGTAACTGTTAGGGGTATTACAGAAGTAGGCCAAGAGGATATGTTTGATTTGGAGGTGGAGGGGGAAAGTTTTGTAGCCAATGGGATTGTGGTGCATAATTCAAAGAAGCCGAATCTCCAGAACATCCCTCGTGACAACAATATATATAAAATGTTTGTAGCGGACGAAGGTAAGACTTTTTTCTATTTTGATTTTAGTCAGATTGAAGTTAGGATTATGGCGTCGATGTCAGGGGAATCTACAATGATAGATGCATACCGCGCGGGCAAGGATTTGCATAGGATTACAGCGGCAATGACTACAGGTAAGCCACCTGATCAGATAACTAAAAGTGAACGACAACTGGCTAAAGGAATAATGTTTGGGTTGCTTTATGGGGCGACAGCAGAAGGTTTGAAGAATTATCTTTTTGAGCAATGTGATATCGACGTAGACATTAAAGAAGCGGCGCGACTACGGGAAATATTTTTTAAAACTTACCCGGGCTTGCAAAACTATTATCGACGAATAGAAAACGAAGTGATGACCAAGTACGAAGTGGAAAGTCCTACCGGCCGGCTGAGACGGTTTCCTAAAGTTAAATATGATATTGCCAATGGATATGTAAACTGGACTACGGGAAAGTATGAGCTGCCTCATGATATACGCAACCAAGCATACAACGCGCCAATACAAAGCGGCGCGAGCGATTGCGTATTTTTTACAATGTCTAATTTGTTTAGGTTGCGCAACAAGCGCAGGATGCCGGCTAAGTTTATTTTGACGGTGCACGACAGCGTGATTTTGGAAATCGACAACAAGCCGGAAGTGATAAACGATATGCGCGGGCTTGTGGAAATGGTGATCAAAGAAATAGTACCAAATGATCCGCTTTTTCGTTGGCTTCGCGTGCCTCTCAGCGTTGAGTATTTTGTTGGAAAATCTTGGGGGGATTTGGAAGAGTTAAAATAGTTAGGGAAAAAAGTGGTCGATCGTTATCCTTCTTATTAGGGGAGAAGATTATGATTTTTAATAGAGATATGCAAAAGGGCAAACAGAGTGATTTTATACAAGAGGGCAAAATTAAAGTTTGCCCGAAAGGACACAACAATGGAATATAGCTTCGACGCGCATATAGATATTGAAGTTAACAATTTGACATGGAAAGGAAATCTCAGCGATATCGTCAAGATCGATGGTGATCAGCTGACCAAGGAAATGCGGAGGCAGGCCTCACTAGTTGCTTGGTTTGGTGTGGTAGAGATAGAGGCACAGGACATCGCCAAGCGCAAGGAAAACGAGCTGGATAATCTGAAAGACGATAAGAAGCGCATGGAAGCCGAGCTCGAGCTGGATATCCGGCACACGAAAAAGAAGACGATCGAGGGGAAGGAAAAAGCAGAAAAACCCACCAATCCGGAAGTGGACGCAATGGTACAGGCGCACCCTAAGTTATGGGACACCATTAAGAAGATCCAAGAGAAGAAAGAAGAGTTACGGGAAGCGAACAGGGTGGCGGGCAAGCTTAAAAAGATAACGATTGCGCTGGGCCACAAAAAAGAAATGTTGACTGGGTTATCGATTAATTTTAGGGACGAGGATCATGCACACGAATCAGAGTAAGGAGGTAAGGCTATGGACCCGTTGTACAAGATCGGTGACAAGGTAAGATCGAGATATGCGAAGGCATCGACATTTTATATTTCAGAGATATAGACTCAAGAATGTCCTGCGGGTGTTCAAATATTTTACCTTGTTAGGCAATTTTCTGTTGGGCGCATGGGTGGTATTTCCAAGGAACTTATTAAAGTGCGCACAGATGAGGTAGAGGCCATCCCCGAACCAAGCCCAGAGCTTCAGAAGATGATTGATGAGCTCGATAGGATTGTTACGGAGAAGATGAAGTTTCTCAAAGATCAGGACTTTGAGGGCGCGGCAGGTCTTAGGAAGGAAGAGAATGAGTTGCGGATGCGGATAGAAGAGCAGGCTGATTTAGAGTTTTTGGATTCGCGGGACTTAATAAAAAGGATATAAACAAGGAGGTTGAATATGCCACTGGATCTGAATCAAATGGAAAAGGACTTCAAGAACCGCTCGCAGGGCGGCATGGCTGGGTACTGGCAGCCACAAGAAGGTGACAACAGGATTCGAGTACTGCCCCATACGTTACAATATTTTGATGGGCCAATCACCGACATCGGATTTCGTATTTTGGTGCATTATGATATTGGACCGGCAGGGTCCAAATCAAGGGTAGTATGTCCGCACACGTTTGATATTGCCGGTGATCCGGAAAAGGGCACACCGCCTAAGAAGCATAAGTGCCCTATTTGCGAATGGTCAGTGCAGTTGCGCAATAAAGGGGACGACGCGGCTAAAGCCCTCAACTCCAAGATATACGCGCGCAAACGCTGGATTATTAACGTATTGGACCTTAACGCACAGGATAAGGGCATTCAGCCCCTTGAGTGCGGATCTAAGATCAGAGACCAGATCGTAAGCTACTGCAACCCGAAGTGGGGGGATCCTTTGGATATCGGAGCCGGACGCGACTTCACGCTGACAATGACAATACCACAAGGCCAGAAGAAAGACAAAGCCGACTACAAGGTGGTGCCGGATCCGACGAACACCAGTATTAAATCCAAGCTTCCCGCGAACTGGAAAGAACAGATTGCCAAACTTGCAACACTAGTGCCGAAGGCAATGACTTATGACCAAATCAGGGCAGTCATGGACGGTATTGAAGATGCCGGCAGCGGGGCAGCAGACGTGGCTGCAGCCCATAGCGAATCGACGTCTGCAAGCACATCCGCGCCACATACGGCAGCGCAGACACCTGCTTCATCCGATCCGGTGAACCCCGCGCCGCCACCGGCACAGCCACCAGCGGCGGATGCATCAGGTAGGCCGGTTTGTTTTGGGCAGGAATACTCCACATTGGATACTTCCAAGTGTGCCAAGTGCGGAGCGAAGATTGACTGCAAAGCAGAATTTCTTAGATAGAATCGAACCGGTTCGATAATGGTGGTGTAGGGCTATGAAAAACTAGCCCCGGCACTAAAGACGGGTATATCGTAGGCTCCAAATCGAGGCGTTGTCTCGGTCGCCACCATGTTTTATTTTGGCCTGTGGCTTGGCTGAGTGGGGATAAAGCCAAGAGGCGGCGTAAGCCAGCAAAAGAATATCCAGTGAGAGTCTGGGCGGGCCACCCCGCGTTTTTATGTATACTATAATAGACATAAACAGCAGGAGACTATATGGCAAAGAAGCAAGACGACTTTGATATACTGGAAGCGATCGCGGACGAGTTTGATGGTGTCACCGTAGGTGTTAAAGATGATGTGCGTGACTGGATTGACACTGGCAACTATGCTATGAATCGAATAATATCTGGAGACTATTTCAAGGGATACCCGACTGGAAAAATAGTTGAACTTTATGGGGAACACTCCACTGGTAAAAGTGCACTGGTTTATTCAGCCATCGGCCAATTTCAAAAGAGATATGGTAAAAGTGCTGTGGTATTTTTGGACGACACAGAAGACTCGTATGATCCTTTTGTTGGTAGGGCGCTAGGAATGAACGTGGATAGGCTGCCTGCCCCTGAGACTTCATCGATTACAGTCGAGGATCATTTTAGGGATTTGTTTGAGGGCACAGGGAAAAAGAAAAAGAATCGCTGGGGCAAGGAAGAGGAATCAAAAGAGCCGGTGCGGTCGGGGAAGATCCCCTTTGTTTTAGCTAAAAAGCCTGATGCCAAGATTATGATCGTGCTTGACAGCATGGCGATGTTGTCAACGGACCACGAGCAGGAGACTGGTATATCTACGGACGACATGACCAAGGCAAAAAAGATACGGGCAGGAATGCGCACACACTGGCATACGATAGCGCACAATAATATTTTATATTTAGTTACTAATCATGTAGGTGCAGACATAAAGCAAGGACCTGTGTTTGGAAATCCTAAGACCGTGCCGGGGGGAAGGGCCATACCTTTTTTAGCATCTACTAGATTGGAACTTACTTATCCTAAAAAAATTGAGCAGGGGGCATCTATAACTGGTGTGACGATCCATGTTGAAGTTAAGAAAAATAAGGTGGCGGTGCCTTTCGGAAAATGCGAAGTGGATATAATTTTTAACCAACCGATCGACAGATTAAGCGGGGTCGTGGAACTTTTGCTGAGAGACGAGATCCTGAAGGTGGGGCGCAGGGAAAACAAAAAAGGATATGTGTTGCCGAGCGGAAGGTTTATTGCCGAGGATGATATGAAGGAAAAATTCACCGAGGAAGTTTTTTTGTCATTATTTGACAAACTTCCAGAGGGCGATAGCGAACCAGAGGCAAAGGAAGATAACAAGGGGGTGGGGCATGGCGAACAGGATAAATAACTGGATCGGCTTGATTATCGTTGTTTTTGGAGCGGTGCTGGGAATTTACGTGGGTGCGTGGCTTTTACTCATCGGCGGCATCCTTCAGATCGCACACGGCATCCAGCCATTTAATGCTACTGACATTGCATGGGGTGTGATCCGGCTTTTATTTTCTTGGGTAGGATGGTTTATCTTTTTTATATTTACCGCGATCGGCGGAGCAGTAGCGGACTAAAAACAAAGGATAAAGTAAAGACATGAAGATACTTATTTTTGCGGATTTGCACATACATTCTTGGAACAGGTTCGGCGTCGACGAATTGGGCATGCCGCACCGCTTGCGCGACCAAGTAAAGGTAATGGATCAGATCGAGGCACTATGCAAGGAGCGCGC